AGCTTCTTTATCCTTTAAAGACATTTTGCCTTTAAAAGCTGGTAAGATTAATTGAAATATTGCGTTAGCTCCTAGTATCATAGCTCCGTGACTAAGCTTTCTGTTTTCAGAAGCTACTTGTTTAATCATTTCTTCAGGGGCTAAAAGCATTGTAGTTTTTTTAATTCTGTTAAATCTACCAGTTTGCCACAAAGGTTTTGCAAAACGAGAAAATAAATACAATGCTGTTGGGTCAGTAAAACCACCAGCAACAGCACCAAATACTTGCCAATATGGTTTTTGATACATTTGTTGATCTTTGTAAAATTGATTAACTAAATGTTGTGTTTGTTTTTGACTTGTAGAATGTTTAAAATAATTCCAATTTTGATCTATTATTTTATTATATGCCTGATCTTCAAAAACATTATATGTTGGGTCAATAGGAAAATTATTATGATAATCTCTCCCTCCTCCTAATACAATTCCAATAAGATTCTCATTCATAAATCCATGTTTAAAATTTTCCCATTCATTTGAATCAAAAAATGATTCTTGTTTCCAATTCCAACTAGGAGAAGAATCTTGAAAAGTAGGAAACTTATTTTCATAAGCGTCCATATTCCACCAAGCTTCTTTTTCTAATTTATCAGCAAATGTTTTTACTTGATCTTGCCCCATAGATTCATCAGGAACGGTTTGTTGAACTACAGGAATAGGTTCTATTTCAGGAACTTGATCTTCAGCTATTGCCCCAGCTTCTAATTCTTGGTCATCAAATGTGTATTTTTCTTTATATTGATCAAATAAACCATCAGGTCTTTCTGATTGGTCAAACGTTAATTGATTTTTAACTTTTTTTATAACTTCTTTTTCTTTAGTTAAATCTCTTTCAACTTTTTTACCTACTGGAACTTCAGGAGGTCTGTCTACTGCATTAATAGTCATTATGGTTTATTGAATGACATACCCCAATAATTAATAAGATCATTTAATCGCTGTAATTGACCTTCTTGATTGAAATATGATTTCATGTTTAATAATTCATCTCCAGCGTCAAGATAATCTTCTCTCATCATAGCGTCATGGAATCGTGTTCCTTCACCCACTAATTGTTGCCAATTATTAGGTAGTGCTTCTATTATATCAGTTACAATAAATTTATATCTTGGAGGAATAATAATATTACTTTTTTCTATTCCATAAACTTCATTGTATGCTGTTGTTGCAATAGCAGTATTTTCTTTTTGAGCTTCAACTTTAGCTAAACCATCTTCCATTTCAAATAAATTTTGGTCGTATTTAGTTTTATGACTAAACACAAAAGCTTCTTGGTCAGTATCAAAAGTATAGTTAACTTCATCATTAACTGATTTTCTATAATCATCAAACTCTAAAACTAACTTACTATGAAACTCTGAAATTGTATCAATATTTGCGTCACCACCAGCTATATCATCATTAGAGAATAATAAACCACCAAAAACATCTCTAAATTTAGAGTCACTATGAATCATTTTTGTTAAAATTTTAATCATATCAGCTCTATCTTCGCCACTAAGATTATTTATATCAACACCAGCACTTTCAGCTATGCTTTGTAAATTATAACTACCTATTCCTGTTTTACCGTCTATTAAATCTGTTGCCCATTTTTGAGCTACTTGATCATATGTTAATCCAAAAGGTGAATCAGTATATTGTGTATTGGGTGTCCACTCTATTTCTTTTCCATCTTCTGTAAAAACAGTAAATATTCCATCACCATCTACATCTAACATAATATGATATGCTGGATTGGTTAAATCTTTTTGATCTTGTACTGGTAGTAATTTTATTCTACCATCTTCAGACATTCCCATAAAATCTCTAAACAACGCATTTTTTTCTTCTATACTTGTATAATCTGCTGTTTTACCAAAAACAGAAAAAGCTAATTCATTCTGATCATCTTGTCGAAACATCTTTTGTCCTACAAATGCAGTTGCGTTAGTTAATATTCTTCGAGGGTCACTAGCTAAAGCTCCATTCATTATTAAAGATTCAGGAGCATTTTCTGTTAATACAAAACCATATGGGGTTGCTGGGTCATATAATAATGTACTAAATTTAAAACGTTTATTATTAGACATAGCTTTAATACCATCTCTAAAAGCGGCGTCATAAGCTCTTTGCATATCACTTTCATCAGGGTCTCTTACTCCTTTTAAATAATCAGGCATTTTTTCTTTAACGTAATGCTGTATCCAATCAGAGGCAGATTCACTTATAGTAAAATTAACATCATCTTCATTTGTAATATTATAAGGAGATATAAAATTAAATATATCTGCAAAAAGACCCATGTTATTTTTATTTTTAACAATGTTATCTAAATCTGTATTTTCCCATGACCCCCACGTAAATAAGTCTACCCAATATCTTGCATGACTAATATCTTCTCTTTTTATTGCTTTGTATAATTCTGATTCAAAATCTATTTTTGTTTTTTCTTTTCCTGTAAAACCAGTAAAATCACTTTTTGTTGTCCACCAATTTTCTACACTTTCATTAATTTTTCTTATGTCAGAATATTTGTCATTTATATCTTCTTTCCATTGATTAGCCGCTTGAGCATAACTTTTATTTAATTTATAATCTTCTAATACGTCATCTAATGCGTCTGAATAATTTTCTGGTAAAGTTGCGGCGTCATTAGTTCCTAACACTCTGTTTTTAACATGAGCAAAAGCAACTAAAAATTCAGCGTCTTTTTCATTTTCAAACTCACTACTCTCAAATCCTTTTAATACATCTGTTAATTTTGGATGCCAGTAATTAAACTTTTTCATCATGTTTATTCCTTGCTCCATATTAGCGTCAGTTATAAATGCACCGTCTTTCATTACGTTAGAAAATAAATTTACTGGGTCAAATCCTTCACCGCCAAATGCTTGTTCAATAGCTATTTGATAAACAGAATTTACATCACCATCTTGATACCCTAGTGATTGTAAATCTATACCAGCAAGACGATTAGTAATATCAGCTCTTGTCATATCTCCTTTGTAGACATCACCAACAAGATTACCTAAATCTATTTTACTTTGCTGTAGTTTTAATATTTTTTTTATTTTTTGTTCATCAGGAACTAAAAATTCACCTTCTTGTTTTAAAATAATTTTATTTAATTGTTCTTCTGACACAATAGCAGAATTTAAACTACCTACCCATTCTTTAGAATCTTTGCTTAAAAATCTATCTGTTGTTTCTTCAACATTACTTAACCATGCTAATTGTTCTCGTTTTAATCTATCTTTGTAGTCTTTTTCAGCATTTTCAATACTAGTAGAAATATTATCTATAATTGTTTTTCTATCATCTGGTTCATAATTATCTATTGTTCCAGCTTGGGTTGAATTAGTAAAATCAGAAATCATGTGCAAAATATTCATAGCTCCTTCTTTACTATACGGCGTATTAGGATGAACAGGGTCGCCTTGAAATGCTCTAGGTAAATTATTTTGTTCAATATGTTTTAAAATAGCTTTAGCCATTGAAATATTTTGTTCTGTTGGTTGATCGCCTAAAACAAATTTGTTTATAATATGGCTTGTAAATAAGGTGTCTCTGTTTGCGATAAAATCATACATAATCTTATCAAAATCACTTTGATTTCTATTTAGTTTAAAACCCCAAGTAGAAGCAAATTCATTAATGTGATTTTGTAAAGAATTTGTATCAGCAGTAATAGTTTCTAAATACAAAGGTAAGTCTGCTTCACTTTCTATACGTGAAATATTAATAGCCATTTGTGTATTTAATTGTGAAGCAAAATCTGTTAACTCATCCCATTGAGTATTTTCCATAAAAGTATCTAATTTTTTAGACGCTTCACCTACTGCACTTCGATATAATGATAGATATTTTTCTTCAAATTTATAAAATGCTTTTCCATCTTTTAGCCAAACATTTTCAGGGTCATTTGTTATTTTTTCATAATATTCATTAATACCTTCAGAAATTTTTTCAGGATTATTTGGAAATTCTTGTTCTAAATCAAACACAAATTGCACTAACTTGTTAGTGTGTTTCATAGCACTAATTTCATTAATTGATTTTTGTCTATCAGCTTTTGCTTTTGCTTGTTCTTCCATTAAATCTTGATGAGCTTTCATGTCATCTTCAAAAGCTTTTTGTTTATCTTCTTCTTCTTGAAGAATTAATTTTTGTTTATTTTCTGCTGTTTTAATTTCTGCGTCTTTATATGCTTGATCTCGCTGGGCATTAATATTTTCTCTTTGAAAATTTAATTCCTCACGTCTTGCGTCCATTTTTGCTTTTTCATCAAACACTGAAATTGCCGAACCAAAAACATTGTAATCAGGAACATTAATTCTTATTGCTGACCCACTAGGCGTTTCTGTATATTGTTTTCCTCTATTTAATGCCATTAGTATCTAACCTTTTTTTCAAATTTAATATTACCGTACGTTCTTCGTAATAATTTTTTTCTATTCCAATCATTAAGAGCAAAAGTTTTGTTTAATAATTTATTTCGTTTTCTTATAGCGTCTAATGTTTCTTGTTGTTTTTTTAATATGTTTGCCTGATATTGTTTTTCTTTTTGTCTATAAATTTCTTCTAACTTTTTATCTTTCATGTAATTACTGTGCGAATACCACATAGAACCTAAATCAACACCTAATTGGATTCTATCTAATGTCATTTGTGTTTTTAAATTACTAATTGATTGATTGATTGAATCTACAGCAATATTTTTTTGCATATCAACATTAGCTAAATCTCTTGCTTCTTTTTCTGATACACGAGCTTGAATAGCTCTAAAAGAAGCACTATCACTAGCATAATAACCAGCAGTTGAAGCCATTGTTTCATTATCTCGCAACATTTCTGTTGTCATTGTCATAATATCATTAGTATTAGAAACAGCTCTTAATTGAGCTAAAAGTTTATTTTGCTCTAATTCTTGTAATGTTTGTTTATGTTGTTTATTTGAAGAATAAAAATTTAAACCAGTACCAATACCTTTTAATACTAAACCAACAATAGGATCAATAGCCATTAACTAAATTGCACCTCCAACGCCATACCTAAAACTTTTAAAGGTAAAGGGTCATTTTGTGTTACTGTTACTGTTGGGGATTTATCATATCCCAAAAAGTAAAATTCTTTTTTGCCATTTTGTTTTGCTAAATCACTACCCACACTAAATCCACTTTGTAATATTACTAATTCATGTGCCGAAGCCGTATTTGGTGACTTCAGTGATACATCTAATGTATCAGCTACATCAATTATGCAACGCACTATTCTTCGTGGCAATCCTGTTAAAGGGCCTGATTCTGTTTCAGCGTCTACTGGCATTGTTTCAAGTTCAGGAGTATAATTAAAACCAACTCTTACCCCTGTTGGTTGTGGGTCTACTGTAAATGTTAACGTATCTGTTCCTGAAACAGTAAAAGCCCCTAAAGACGAATTACCATAGACTGCATTGACTGATTCATTGGTATAAATACCATTTACCGTATGCAAAAATCCTTTAGTAAACGTAATAGAGGCATTATCTGCTGGGGAGGAAGCCAAAGTAGTATTAAGTGTTAATGTATATGTTCCACTACCATTATTAGTAACAGCCGTAATTCTGTACGTGCCTGTTACACCAGCAATAGTAAATTCTTCTTGTATTTGCGGATTAGATGTTAACCCATCAATAATAAGTGTAAGTCCTGATTGGGAAGCACCTTTGACGAGAGGAGTTCCACGTTGGGATAGCGTGGAAGTGGTGGAGCAATCAAGACTTACTGAATCATCTTCGGCAAACTTTTCTAACGTATAAACAGTACTTCCGTTTAACGATCTTTTTCCAACACAAAATAAATGTTCGTTGGCACTTGTCACACTATGAAAAGTATCGCCAGTTCTTGTACTCCATAATGTCCATCCAGCTATATCTTCATCACGTATTGAATGAAATACAGCTAGTTTACCATTATGCGTAGAACCTGAATTAGTAAATATAGCAAATTGTTCAGGGCGTGTAGATGAACCACTTAACATAGCTATATCTTTTGGACTATCTATTAAATGATTAGCTAATACTGATATATTTGTAGAAACATATCCTGCCTCACTATCAGAATAAATAAATTCTCTTACAGCTTTACCATTTTTTTGTGTAAAAATAGAAGCTCCATCAAAAAGGATTGGGCGAGTACGAGAACAACCATAAGGAGTCTGACGTCTAAATACTATGTTGCTCGGAGTAATAGCAGAAGTATCTGACGAAGTTGGTATTATGTACTCGCCACTATCAGTGAATATTTGAAGATTAGAACCAGAATATAAATGACGTATTTCGTTAACTTGGTCACCACCAATAGCAACATCAATACCTTCACTTGATAAACCTGTACCAACGCTAAAATTAAAATAATCACCTACATGACTTGCATTAACAGAAGATGGTTTTGATTTAACACCAGCTATCCATAATCTGTTATCGTGAAATGTAATCGCTTGAGGGTATCCTCTGTGCGAAGAAATAAGTTCTTCATCCCAATCGGATTCAGCACTTGTTCCAGCTAAAGTTTCTCGAATATTTCCTACAACAACAGTCGTGCTTGTTCGTGAAACTATATCTACTTCTTTACCACCAATACGAATAGTTTTATCTTCCCAATTTGAATCAGAATCAAATATAGCACTAGAAGCAGTTATATTAACACTTGAGCCTGACGTTGCGGCAGGTGTTAATGTTACTCCTGCGTCCTCATATTTGTAATAAGGTTTATATCTTGGGTATCCTGAACTATGAGAAGCCCAAGTAAAATCACTAACAGTAAAAGTTGTAGCACTTGTTCTAGTAATTTTTCGTATAGGATTATTTCTATGTGTAATAAAAACAGTGTCACCAAATTGAGCAAGATTTAATTCAAAAAGTTGAGCTGTCGTCCAATTACAATTTGACGTAATATTGCTTTGGATGACAGCTCCTGCACTGGAATAAACATCTAACCGATTGTTAGACAGTGCAAATATTGCTACTTCATCATCTGAAAATACAAATGGAAGTAATCTTGATTCTGCTGGTAGTGTTGCTTTATATTCAGTACCTTGTCTACGCATAAGACCACCACTGTCAAGCATATACCAATTTCGTAAAGTTTGAGCGCCGTTAAAATATGCTTTAGCGTCTGTTCTTGATCTAAGTAAGGGATTAATCTCTCCACCACTAAAATTAGATAGAACGGTTCTTAGTGTTCTAGCCATTTTACCTCGTAGATTGTCTTAAATTTATGAAACGTGATTGATCTAATTGTTTAGTTGTTCTTTCTGCCGAATCAACATTTTTAGCTATTAAATATTGTCGTTCAGCCATATCAGCAAATTGTTTAATCATTCCTGAATCTCTGGCAATAGACCCAGCAAATAAACTAGCTAATGTATATTCAAGAGCTAAAATAAAATGAGGAGGAAATTCTCCTTCATCAGCTCTGTAAATGTAATCGCAAATTACAGTAGATGTACTGCCATAGTTATCTAAAAAAACTTTATCGCCATATCTTTCATATGGAATAACAATATCATTTACTGTGAGAGTAATTAATTGCAGTAATTCAGGTTGTGTTGGTAATTGATATGCATACGCATATCTACCTGTTGGTTCTGCTGTTAATAAACTTAATTGTTTTTGTTCAGTAGCAAATCGCCATCTATGACGAGTTAATGCAGATTTTAAAATATCTTCGTAAACCGTATTGCACACATTAGCTTCGGTGCTGTCATCTGAAAAGGATGTAATAGTATTTGCCCCTATCATTACAAGGGCTGTTGAACATATATCTACTTTAGTTGTTGCCATAATAATTNAAACTTGGGGGGCAAAAGCCCCCCTAGTCACATTTAAGCAAGAAGTACAGTTGTTACAGTTGAGCTAGAAGAAGCAGATACCATAAGAATATCTACTACTCCGTTAGAGCCACCACTGTTTACAAATATAATATCTCCAGCAGTCAATATTGAGTAGTCTGCTAAAAAGTAATCAGCGTCATCAATAGTGCCGATAGCGTCTCCGTCTGTATAGTACCAAAGAGCATTAGAATCTCCCATTTGGGAAATCTTTTTTATTGGGTTGCTAGT